TTCCATATCAAGCAATATATCTTCTATATCTATAGAAGTGTACGTTGCTTTTGATTTTCTACCACGACTGTTTACAGTTCTTAATGAAAAATTATATATTCCATCTTCAAGCCCTTCAAAAGAAAATCCTGTAGACTGTACAATATTAATAGGATTCTCATACCCAGGAACATTATGAGTTAGTTCATAATATGATATATCTGAGTAGTCAGGTGCTGTCCAGGACAGAGAAATTTCTTCTCCAGGAAGTGCATAATTCGGGGTATGAATTACTCTAAAATTATTCGGATAGGGAATTGAAGAAACATCTTCATTTGGATATAGAGGATCATCAGTAGATAAAGAGAAATTATAATCAATTACATCGAATTTTCCTTCGAAGTACTCAACCGCAACAATAGAGTAATCATTGTCTTCTTTAGACAAAGAAAGAATTTTGTATTGCTTATAAGAAGCGGCCGACTCTATATTATCTCGTATTCCCCAAACCTGTCCTACAGCGGCATCTCTTTCTTGAGTAGTTAGAGCCGTGCCCAGAGTAATTATATTTCCGGAAATATTTGATATATCGACTTCTTTAACTATAGTTTCTTTGTTGTGCTGCAACAAAACAATATTACCCGCATCATCATATGCGTTTAAAATATTTTGCTGAGTAGCAATATCCGTAGCTGCAAGAGTACTAAAACTGATACCAGTCTCATTTTTTGCAATACGAATTTCATCGCCGCTAGTGTAAGATACTCCACCAATTACTGCGGAATCTTGAGATAGAACGACTCTGTCAATAGGAAGTAAGATTGCTAAAGTGCCTGAGTCAGCACCTCCAGATATAGCTCTGTCTACAGTAACAGTTGTAGTGGTTGCGGAACTTATTCTTCCACTATATGCTAAATTAAAGTCATGATTATCTTGAATATTGATAATGTCGCCTGGAGCTAAGAAAGCCGCATTTATTGCTGTTTTAAACGATACAATTTCAGTCTGATTAATTGCAGTCCATAATTTCCAGCGGCCATATCGAATTGCTTGGCCTGGAGAGGTACATCCAAATGCAGTTGCATCCTCAGAAATAATTCTGCCTGTCTTTACAATATTTTCACGATCTTCTAAAATTAAAGGCTCTAGCTTAAATTCTGAGTCAGGATTATTCCACCGAACAATAACTTGGTTAGTACGAGTCTGTGACCCAGTATTCTCATAGCTAAATGCTCCATTAATTACATTTGAGCGATTAAATAAGTATACAGGTGACTTCTTTTCATCAATTACTGGAAATAGTTTACCGTCTGACCAATACAGCATACCACGGAAAATCGTAGCCATATCCTTCAGCACTTTATAAACATCGGTAGCTTTTTGTAGATACACGTTTGCACGGAACCGAGGCTCTAATCCACCTCTTCCGTCCGGTACTAATTCGTCACAGTATCGTGCAATTTTATAAAGAGCGTACTTATCAATGTCGCTATCTCTTACAAAATCTCCAACCCCGTATCGGTTGTTGGTAATAATATCATAGAATACCCAAGCAGGATTATCTGTATAAACTTTTTGTGCTCTGAAATCACCAGTCCATATTCCTGAGTATAAATCATTTACGTCTTTATATCCGCCACTTTCTGTAGGCCCTGCTTCCTCACGAGTAGTATAATTATCAGGAACTTTAACCAAAAGTCCATAGCAGTCATAAGTACGAGAAGGTACATCAGAAAACTGTTTTGCACTAAAAGTAACATTTGCAAGAGCTGTAAAAGGGTAATTTAATTTTTCGGTAATAATACCTAATACTTGACTTACTCCACCTCCCTGAACAGCTTGCCATTTATCAACATCTGTTCCTCGCCATCGAAGGTTCTCTCTTTCTCCGTCCGCCCAAACGTGCGCGCGACTTGATTGATTATCTTCAAAGTCTGCGCTATTTGTTACACGAGTTATCTCTATCTGAAACTGAGTATAAGGCTGATAAGGAAGTAGGCTAATAGTATGCGTAAACGAAACTGCGGATAAAAATTTTCCTCCGTGACTAAATATAGAGTCTCCTACAGCGACAACGGTGCTTTGAGTATTTAGATCTTGTGCTACGCCGGATGTTACTGTTTGGTTTCCTTTTAAATTTATCCAATCCTTCCAAGCTACTCCATCATTTACACGAAGTCGTATCTTATAACCAGCACCTGCGGCTTTTTTATTACCCTTTTCTGTGTTGGAGAAATAAAGACCACCAGGATAGTTAAAAACTAGCTGTACTTTATCTATTTCCGTAGGATTATAACTAGCATCTACAGTAATAGTAGAGGGAACCCCTCTTTCTAGATTTGCGACATTTGTGTTCGGAAGAGAAGTAGTAGAGCTACCCACCCCTTGTGCAGTTATTAAAAGCGGCTGATCTTTTGTACCTGGAACAAATTGAAATCCGCTATTTTCGTACTTTCTTGCAATAGTGCTTAGCTGAGGTCCCGTGATAGAAAAACTTCTACGCTCAAGGGGTACAGGGGTGGGAGTAGTAAGTGTCAAAGTCGTACTAGAAGCACTAGATATCTTATACCATTGTGATATTGAAAGTCTATATAAAACAGAAGTGTTGAACGGTTCAATATTCGATAAGTGCTGTATATAAACATCGGCTGTCTTATTCGTATTGTTTATATTATCTATTAAACCCATGTAGCTTCTAGCGGCCGCTAAGCTCGCTAATACAACGAGTGCTTTTCCATCTTCTGGGTCTACAAGATTTAAAGAAGAGTTAGAAATACTAGAAGGTAGGGTAGTGCTACTTCCGCTAGATTGTGACCAATCTATAGATACTTTAGTCCATCCATCAGTAGTAACTGAAGTTGCAGAAACATTAGGAATATTATAGACATTGTTTACGAGAATATAAGCATCATCTTCAGGACGTACCTGATAGTTAAAATAGTCAGTAAATCCTAAATTAATTTTTAGAGAGGATAAATTTCCTGCGCTATTGCTAACACTTTGCCCTCCCGTGCTGCGATAAGAAACCTCTTCATCATCAAAGATATTATCATTATTTAGATAAATACTTTTACCGCCATTTACAAGACCGCCAATTGGGCCTTCTGAAATAATGTCAGTAATAGATATAACTTGTTCTGTCTGCCCATATGGTGCTCTTGTTATGGAGTTGTTCCCTGCAAACGAGGTTCTTCTATCAAAAGAATTTAATGAACCCTTAAACTTTCTCATTTTATTTTTCTCCTGTTATACGTCTTTTGGTGATGGGGGAACATTATACCAATCTGGTGCATCTGGAACTTGAAGATATATTCCGGGGTCAGTACCGCCGCCACCTCCGGGACCAGCGCCGCCACCGCCTTCTCCACCGCCAATACCAATACCACCCAATGGTCCTGCGGCTAACCGTGCTCCGGCTACCTCAAAGCTAACAGGCTGTCCAGGTACTCGTAATCTTCCATATAAAACTGGTACGGGATCACCTTCTATAATATTTTGCTCTGCTCCATTAAATAAATAAGATTGCTCTTGATCAGAGTCTGTAGAAGGATCGGGAGCCATCATTTGATTAACGCCTGCCATTGCAAGATTAGTAGCCATACTAAGGGCGCCAAGAGTTAATAGCTGAGCAGTTGCACCTAGTCCGCCACTTAATGCGAGAGCAAGACCGCCTTGAATTGCGCCCATTCCACCACCTAATGCTGTCAGACCCCCTGCCGTGAAAGCGCCTCCGCCTGCAGCGTATACTGCAGCGGCACCTCCAGTAACAACTATAAGGGCAATTGCTGCTAAAATTTTCAGCGGTCCGCTTTTTGAACCGGCAGCTACTGGTGTTACAATAATATCACCTTCTTTTATATCTAAAAGTAGTTCTGCAGGATCTTCTAACTCATTGCCCGCTATCTCGATATGGTACGCTACGCCTTCCTCATGCTTCTTTAGCATATAAGACTTATAATCGGGAAAATTAGCATCAATGCAACGGAAAACTTCCGCAACATTTGAGCAGTTTAATTTCATATGAGGAATAAACTTTTCTCCAAGTTCTCCCTCAAAATAAATATTACGCATCATATCTATACACTCTTTGCAAGTTCTTAATCCAAAAAGGATATAAGTTTTCTATACAGGATAATCTATTTACTGCATGATGAAAGAAATTATCACCACCAGTATAAATTCCACAATGAGTTCCTACCGCTGCTCCAATATTAAAAACTAAAACATCATTATTTTTTACGTCTGATATTGGTACAGGCGAAAAGCCCCATTCTTTCATCATTTCATCATTAAAATAGTCTAAACTTTTTTCCCACCAGTCATCCTCAAAGGCTGCTCTGGGGGCTATTTCAATACCTTGTTTAGCCAAGTAGTCGCGAGCAGCCTCAAAACAATCAGTAACTCCAAATTCGTACTCTCTTCCATATAGCTCTGTAGTATTTTTTTCAGGTTTTAAAACCTCTAAATTCATGTCTGGAAAAGAAAAAATATAATAAGGAATACCTAGGGCGTTGCAATATTTTATATCGCCTTCACTTGGAGTTGCATCTGCATCTGGATGACTGTGTACAATTCCAATAATGTTTGAGGTTCTACGTACTTTTAAATACTCCGTGGAATCTATTACGAAGTCTTCATCGTCTTCTGCTACATTTGTGCAAGGCACCCAGTATGGTTTTCCCTTTTTTACACATAAAATACCACAGCCTTCTCTTGGGTACTCTTCATAAAAATGGTCATATATTTCATCAAGAAATAAATCAATAATCATCTAAATCTTCTAGTTCCTGGGAACCCTCCAAAAGGTAAAGGAAATCTAGTATCAAAGGCACTTACTATAGGAACAGCATTAGAACCAGTCCCTGAAGAATCTCTTGGAATTGCTTGATATCTTACTTTACAAGAATTTAATAATTTACCGCAAGTATCTCCAAAAGTCCAATAGTTAAAGTTTTCTCCTGGAACAATTAAATTACTTCTTGTATGTGCACGAGTAGCTCTCCACACAGTATTATTATGAAAAACATAAGAATTTTTACGAGGATCAAGAGAGTCCGAAGTGTAAGCTACTCCTGTGTCTGTGCTCCATACACTAAAAGTTCTGCAAAGTTTCCAGTAAATACTGTTCTCTACAGGAGCTCTGTCTGTGTTGGCAGCTCGTGCCATCCATAATAGTCCATTATAAGTTACTAAAGTATCTACGGTATAAGCAGTAGCTGAATTCCAAGCAGCGGCAGTAGTAACCTCTGTTACGGTTTCTTTTAAAAGAGGCTCATCATCTTGAGTAAAAAATAAAGAGTACGAATTTCCTGCAGATTGTATCTCTCCTTGCCAGTCGCACGCACTTTTAACATCAGTGTTGGATTCTGCATAACCTTTGTAAATCCAAGGACAATATTTACCTGTAACAATTCTACTTGGTACACGAGAGCCTGAGAAATCAAATGGAGAGGCAAGTTCAAGCTCTACAGCTAATTGATTTTTTGCTGAAATACGATCAATTACATATACATCAGTAGGAAACTCGTATGGAGTTACTGCTCCCGTATATTTTTTAAGTGTTTGGCGACGAGTAATACGACTACCTATTAAATCATTAATAACAAAGTCTCTTCCAAGCCAAGAAGAAGCGGAGCGAAGCTCAGAATCTGAGCCCAGTATTGAATCTACATTTGGAATAGTTAATCTTGGACGAGCTTGCGCTCCGTCTCCTGATATTTCTACGCCCTCCATTATCATTGGGAAAGGAAAATATGTATTTCCATCAAAAAGTATTGTATCTTCAGTATTTTCTGCGTGAAAGTACAGACTGCTTCCTGATATTTCTAATTCATAAAAACTTACGAGAGCATTACCGCTTCCCGTCATAACTAAGCTTTGTGCATCTGTTGCAATTATATTAGTGTCGCTCATGCTTCATAAACTCTTCTAAGAGACATAGAGATACTATGACCAACTGTACTCTCGTGGCTTAAGTCATAGCTGTCCGTTGTTACTTTTACAATTTCATCATTAATGTAGAAATTAAAATTTCCAGGTATAGTTGCATCTAAGAAGTCAGCAATAGTATAAACTTCTTCTGGCTCTCTATTTGCGAAGGATACTGTATATTCTTCGTTTTTTGCATTTATACCATCCAGCACTCTTTGCTCATACCCATCTCCAAAACTTGCTTTTAAAATTCGAAACGTAGGCTTACGAGATACTCCCCTGTCTACTATGAAATTTGTATTTGTGCCTCCAGAGGTATAGCCCCCGGTTGTAGTACCGTCAGCTGTTGGAATAACTAGCTTATACTCTGCCATTAGCTTGCTCCATATGGGTTAAGAATACCACCCGATCGTTTCTGATTCTGTAATTCTTTTTGAACTGCATTAGCAATCATTGTTCCTAAATTTTGTGCATCCATACCGTCCGACTTACTATTAGTAGAGGCTCTACCTTGATTATCAATTGATACGTTTACAACTACATTGTTTTGTTGGCCAGAGCCTTTCATATCTACAGGGATTGACTTACCGTTGGGCAAAGGAACAACTGCTTCCGTACCGTGTAGCATTGCTAAATGTCCTTTGTTAGACCCCGCTGCGACTCCGCCAGTTGCATAGCCTGGGATCTTTTTACCGTTGGACATAATTCCACCACTTGAAAATCCAAGTAGTCCGCCTAAAGCTCCACCGATTACTCCGCCTATTGGACCGCCTACTGCTGCACCTATCGCAGTGCCTAAAGCTCCTCCGATACCTGCTCCACCTGCGGCTCCTCCAGCTCCAAATAGTCCACTAAATAAGTCTCCGAACAATCCTCCTAGCCCGCCTAAAAGATCTCCAAAAATTTGAGTAAAGTCCATACCCAAATCTCCGAACAAATTTCCTAAGCTCTGTAGGAATGGTGCATCTCCAGAGAACATATTGGCTAAATTTCCGGTAAACCCGTCAAAAAGTTTCTTTAATCCAGTAGGGGGTGCGGCTCCCATACTAACTACTTCTTCTAGTACTCCGGAGCCTGTTGTGGGCATTACTCCACCATTTACCTTACCGGCCGCAGATGCAGCAGCAAACTTATCGTCTTCTGATGGGCGCGTTCCAAGGAAGTTAGAGAAAATACTTCCAAGGCGCGAGAAGAATCCTTCTTCTTCTACTGGTATTTTCTTTGCTGTTACAACTATTTCCTGAAGAATGTCGGAAGTAGCTGCAGGAGTTGTTTCCTCTGTAGGAATTCTTTTCGCATCAACAGTAATATATTCTAGTCCATCACTCAGAGCTGACGAGTTAGAGTCGGGGGCCGGCATACCACTACAAGAGCAAGCAGCAATATTTATTTGAGAAGCTGCGTGTGCCCCTGCGGTAGAAATTGCGGTACTTAATTGATTAGCGGCATTAGCTCCTGCAGTTGTTAATCCAGTTGCTATTGACGTAGCGGCGGCCTGTCCTCCAAGAATATGGGCATTTTGCATATCTGCGGCAGGATCTTTCTTGCCAAATATAAAGTCTACTACCATCGTAGTAATTTTATCAGAAATATGTCCTGCGATTGAATCGAGTATTCCTGTGGCAAGATCAGCCATTGCTTGCTTAAATGATGTCTGCTTTCCAGTAATAAAATCTTTTAGCCCGGAAGAAAGACCTTTTTCGAAAGAGTCTTTTACAACCATTTCCATTTGAAACATTTCGTCGTTTAGCTGTCTTGCTGCAACTACTTGCTCTTGCAAGTAACCCAGTTGAGCTTTATATACTGCTTCTTGCTGCTTGCTCATAGTTTGATTTGTTGCATCAAGTACAGCTTTTTCCTGTAGTTTTTCCTTTAATGCCTGTTCTGCATTAAGTATATCCATTTGACGCTTTATATATTGTTTCTGTAGATTTGAGGCTCCTCTCATTGCTTTTGTTTCTGCCGTTTTTAGCTTTGTTTTATTTACTTCTAGATCAACTGCTGCTTGTGTAAGTTCAAGAGAGCGTTGTTGTAATTTTGTTATTAAATCCTGCTTAGTTAATAGTTTTGCTGCTTCAATATCTGCAAGCCCCAACATATTAACTAGAGCTGCGAACTGATCTTGTCCAAATCCTTGGTCCTTGCCTACTCCAGCAACGTAATCGTAGAAAGAGCCTGTATTAGCATTTAAGGTTTGAATAGCTTGTTCCGCAGTATTTATATTATTTATTAAATCTGTAAAAGGAGAGTCTGGTATATCTACTTTTTTCGCGGCAGTATTAAAC